GATTCGTCAATCCTCGACCGTCTGGTGACGATTTTTGACACTAAAAAACAACAAAATACAAGGTTTTCTCTATCCTTGACAAAATTGAGAATTTGTAGTAATATAAACACTTAACTATGGGAGGACTATAATATGTCATTTAAATACGATAAAGAAAACTTGTTTAAAGAGTTTGCGGTTGCTAAAGAGAAAGACGTAAAACTATCAAAGAAGAAAACACAAGACGAAAAAGAACACGATAGATATGATAATCGTATTCAGTTTTTCAAAGACCACATCAAACTAGAAAAAGAACATCCGGAATACTATTCTTATGTTGATATTAAATTTGAGAAGTTATTAAATCTCTATTTAACACCAAATCCTAGAGATGCTTTTTACAAAGCTTTTTTTGGTATGACTTATGCTCAAAAGAAAGCTACTGAAAATGCTGAATATGAAAAATTAGGTGATGAAACAACTGACCAATAAACAAAGAATTAAACTAGCGAAACTTCAACACTATAAATGGTTGAAGTCGCTAGGTTTAAATGTAGATATGAATACAGGTCGTATAATTAAAAGATTTAAAACAGAAAATAATGATTTAGATTTAAGTCATTTAAAAGTAAAAGATTCTATACCGTGTGGTAACAGAATAGAAGGTGATACTTATAGACGATATTATTCTACAAGTTTGCCTGCTGGTAAAACAATAAGTGTGGCGTACAATAAAGGTCCTTATCAAGTGGTAGACGCCGAGGACTTTAAAACTATGGGAAGGAAAATATAGTATGAGAACTATGATGATGTTAACAATCATTACCTTAATGACTATGGCAATTGCCAAGTCGGAAGAAACTATTGATACAAAAGTTAAAAACTTTGTTGTTAACGAGTGGACAGATATAAAAGATTATCAAAAGACACAATGGCAAAAAGGTAAAGAACAAAATGCTAAAAATTGGGAAACAATTAAATCATTTTTTGTAAAGGTGAAAAATAATGTTACACAGGATTAGTGATCTTTGTAAGAAGATAGACGGTCTTAAAATACAAAGTGATCGTTTATACAATCTTAAATACAATAATCCTAAAACTCCTGCTAGAGATATGGAAGTAGATTATCTCATATCAGATATTCAATTGATATGTAATTTAATTGCTAACGATAAAGGTAAATACGATAGATGAAAAATATATTAACAGTATTGTTATTTTTATTGTTAACTAATTGTGCTTCAAATAGATCACAAGTAGGTGCCGTATTAGGAACTACTACAACAACAGCAACGTGTGTAGAATATGGTGTAGATAATCCATATGCCGTTGCTGGTTGTGCTTTGATAGGTGCTTTTGCTGGGGCAGAAATAATGTATTCATCAGATTATGATGTACACAACGCTGTATTTGTAGACCATTTAAATACAGGACCAGGTACATCAAGTTATACAAATTGGTATAATAAAAAAACTGGTAATAGTGGTATCATACATACTACTAGGTCTTATCTAAAAGGTCCTATCAAGTGTAAAGATTATTCTGCTACAGTTGATATAACTAACAATTGGCCGCTAATCGGTGTTGGTGGTATTAATAGAAATACTGTCTTTGGTGTTGCTTGTCAAATGCCAGACGGCAGGTGGGTCGAATATAAAGGAGAACAAAAGTGAGTCGATATAATGAACAAATTGAAAAGTTAAAAAAAGAAAAGTTATTATTAGAAGAAGAAAAAGATATAACATCTTCACAAGAAAAATTAGATTTTTTAGACGGTGAAATTTACGAGTTAGAAGATAGTATAGAAAAGTTAAAAGGTTATGTTTGATAAAATAATGTATAAAATATTAAGTAGTATTGATAATTTTTTTGAAAGGTTAGAGAATGTTTTTAAAAAAAAGAAAAATAAAAAAAGATAGTCATTTAAGAGATGGTTTATTTTGGTATATTACTATCATAACTGTTTTTTGGTTTGGAATGATTTTTTGGGGTATATCAAAAGCAGATGAAGTGTTATATAATAAAGTTAAAACTATTTCGCCTGACGAAGTAAATGGTCAATATTGTTTTATTAAAGTTGTGATAAAAGAAAAGAATGATGAAATTGTAAAAGAAGAAATTTTGGAGTGTGCTGATGGTAAAAAAGGCATTGACACACCAGGTTATTGGGATTTATTTGCTCAATTTTACTATAGAGATATTTCTGCTCCAGAATACTGTAGAGTGTACAGTAGACCAAACCACGTCTTTAAATCGTTCGGAAAGACGTGTTTAAAACAGAACGGTGAATGGGAGGTTAAATGATTAAGAACATAATCATAATCTCACTTGTTGTAATTATAGTTACTGGTATGTCTGGAAGTGAGTTTTTAGACTATATTTCAATGGGACTTGACAAATTACAACAAATAGTATATAATATAAAAAGTGAGGTAAATTAATATATGATGAAAATACTAAAACTCGCTATAGTTGTATCTGCTAGTTTATTATTGGCAAACTGTAGCTCAACAACTTACAAGATTAAAAGTGAATCTGGTAAGGAATTAAATAAAGTACCGAAATGGTATATGGCTGACTTTTCAGAAAAAAAGGCGTGTGATACACCTAGGTTCGGCAAATCAAAAGAAAAAGAATGTATCTTTGGTTTAGGTACATCTGTTTCACCTGACTTAAATCTCTCTATTGAAAAGGCAAAAATGATTGCTAAAGCTGAAATGGCTGACATCATTAGAGGTGAGATGAATAAGTCATCAAAACAATTTATAACTGAACTTGGCAAAACTCATAAAAAGAGTACAGTGACCGAAGTTGAAAGTGTATTAGTAAATGTAATTAAAGATACACCAGTTAGAGGTTATGAAATCTTTGCTCAGGAAGTTACGATAACTAAACACGGTTACTATCGTGCTTGGATCGGTTTAAGATTGCCTTTGGGTGAATATAATAAGATGTATGATTATACTATTGAACAAGTTGTGGATGCCTACAATTTAAAAGTAGAGGCAAATAAGGCATTTAGTAAACTTATGGAAGATAAAAATGAAGATAGTAATATACAGTAAGAACAATTGCGTTTATTGTAACAAGGCGAAACAGTTAGTTAAAAATCTTCGCCTTGATTACACAGAAAAAAAGTTAGAAGAATTTGAATCAGTAGATGAAATGTTAAAAGATATAGGTAAAAAAGTTAGAACTATGCCACAAATTAAAATAGATGACAAATTAGTAGGTGGTTATAATCAACTTGTAGAATTTTTTGTAGAACAAGGTAAGGTAAATTTTAAAGGTGAGATTATTAGTGAGTGATAAAATTATACCGTTTCCTACAGGTGCTATTCATAATATTGAAAAGACAGGACCTACAGATAAAAAAACTTTGGCTGTAGATGAACAAAAGACATTAAAAAGAATACAAGATGATAATACAAAAAAATTTTGTGAAGGTGCGATAGACGATATTAGTATGAATATGTTAAGACAATTTGTAGAACTCGCTGTCAAAACAGACAATATAAATTTTACAAGAGATTTAGCTTTATTAATTGATATGTTAAGAGGTTTAGTTTATAGAGATTTCGGATTAAAACATCCATCACAAGAATTAGTAAATAAAATGGTTGCCATAACAACACACAAAAATGGTCAACAATCTGCTAAAATAGATTACTCAAAAGTTTTAAACATCAAATCAAAGTCAATGCCGTTAAGTAAAGATATGAAAGAAGAATTAAAAGACATACAAGACGGTGCCGGCGGATTATTTGACGGAGATGATATTGATGAATAACAGAATTGCCAAAGCAATCGCCTTAACAGGTCGTAAAATAGTGAATGTGAAACTAACAAAGGAGAATATAATGTTAAATTATATCAAATCAATGTTTGCTAAAGACGAATTAGTACAAGTTGCTACTAAAAAAAGAACTTCTAATACTAGAGGTAGAAAGTCTTTATCAAAGAAACAAAAGGTATTAAACCTTTTATCAAAAGGTCAAAACGTTTCTTGGAAATCTTTAAGAAATAAGTTTGACTTAACTTCACCAAGAGCTATGGTTGATACTTTAAGAGCTGAAGGCTATATGGTCTACGGTTCAAAAGTAAAAGGTGAAACTGTATATAGAATTGGAACACCAACAAGAGCGGTTATCGCTGCTGGTATTCAAAAATTATATGGTACACCGTTCAAATACGACAACCACGTAGCAAGACTACCAAAAAAATCTGAACTAGCTTCAATTGACGCCTAGTTTGATAAGGGTGGCGAGAAATCGCCACCCACAACATTATGACAGAATTTAAAAACGGAATTTATAATACACTAAAGAAAATTTTAGGCACAAGTGTAGGTCGTGCCGTAATCTATACTGTAGGTCACGTTATTATTGCTATGACAAGTAACAGATTAATAACAGGTGCTGATTGGGCACTTGCTGGAGCAGACGCAATAATAGAACCTGTCATAAACGGTTTTTGGTATTATTTTTTAGATAAAACTTGGAGTAAATACGTTAGTAAGAGAAAATGAAAATTAGATATTACAAAGACATAAATGGTGCCAGATGGATAGGTTTTGGTTTGGCTATGTTAAGTGTCTTTATATTATCAAGTGCCAACATAGCAACACAGTGGGTAGGATGGTCGTTAAGTGTAGTATCTTGTGTGATGTGGGTTTATTTTGGTTACAAAGATAGAGATTGGGCAAGAACTCTAATGGAAACAATGTATCTTGTAATGAGTATGAGAGCAACCTATAACTGGTTAACAATATGATATTAGTTGATTTAAACCAAGTTTTAATATCTAACCTTATGGCACAGACCAGAGGTAAGTCAGATGTAAAACCAAATAAAGATATGATACGTCATATGGTTTTAAACTCATTAAGAGGATTTAATATTAAGTTTAAAGATGAATACGGTCAAATGGTATTGTGTTCAGACGCAGGTGATCCTTGGCGTAGAGAAATCTTTCCTAATTATAAACACGGTAGAAGAAAGAGTCGTGTAGAAGGACCGTTTGATTGGGATAATATTTTTCAAATTATTACTGAAATTAAAAATGAAATTAAAGATAACTTTCCTTATGTTGTAATGTATGTTGAGAAGTGTGAAGCAGATGATATAATTGCTACACTTGTTAAACAACAAACAGATAATAAGTATGTTATTGTTTCAGGTGATAAGGATTTTATTCAACTACAACATTATGGTAATGTTTATCAATTTAGTCCATTACTAAAAAGTTTTATCGGCGAACAAGAAGATCCAAAAAAATTTTTAAGAGAACAAATTATTAAAGGTGACCGATCAGATGGTGTACCAAATATATTAAGTGATGATGATATATTTTTAAGAGATGAAAGACAAAAACCAATTAATAAAAAAAGATTGGCAGAGTGGTCAGATATAGAAAATATACCTTTAGGCAGCGAAACTAGAAAATATTATGAAAGAAATAAGACACTTATAGACTTATCTCAAATTCCAGAACACATAGAAAAAAACATTATAAATACTTTTAATAATTATAAAGTTAAAAACAGGTCGCTACTGTTAAATTACTTTATAGAAAACAAACTGAAATCATTGATTGAAAATATAAATGATTTTTGAAAACATATATATGGAGAAATATAATGGCTGAACAAAACCCTAACCTAATGAGTAAACAAGCGATGTCAGCGGCTGCTTCTACTTCAACTAGACTCAGACCAACTGTACACGAAATTTTTACCAAGGTTAATAACGCAAAAGATAAGCCGAAAAAGATAGACGTTTTAAAAGAGTACGATAGTCCTTCTTTAAGACAACTTTTAAAAGGTGCTTTTGATCCTAAAATAGAATGGGATTTACCTGAAGGTACACCACCTTATATGGCAAACGAAGCTCCTATCGGCACAGAACATACTTACCTCGAAGAAGAGGCAAAGAAACTATGGCACTTTGTTAAAGGTGCTGACGTATCACTTTCAAAAACTCGTAAAGAAACGTTGTTTATTCAAATGCTAGAAGGTTTACACACAAGTGAGGCAACTGTTTTATCAAACATTAAAGATAAACAGTTAAATAAAGTCTATAAAGGACTTACCGAAGCAGTGGTAAAAGAAGCATTTGGTTGGAATGACGAGTTTATGACAGCTTAAATACACACATTTTAAGGGGGTGCGACAACTTGTACTCCCTTAAATCATTGATTTTACTTACTTTTTTCCCTAAAAAACAGCTTGACTTTCTGACTAGAATCGTCTATACTAAATAGTATATGAAAGTGAGGTCTATATAATGAAAAAATACTTGATTACCTTAACTATAATATTAGCGACATTATGGTTTTCTTTAACCAGTTTTATGAACTCGGTTAAGGCAAATGAATATAATAAAGCAGTTATTGGTCACGTTATACAATCAACTGTAAATGACACAAATGTTGATGTGTCAAAATTGATGGAACAAGAACTTGAAAAAATTGCTCATCAATTTGCTTTAGAATCAATTAGTATTATTCAACAATACTTACCGACTATTTTAGATGGTGTGTTGACTGAAATGAGATTGAAAGCTGATAGTGAGTACAAATGTGCTTTACTAAAAGGTTCAAAAATTGAGGATAAAGAGTGTGAATAAGTTTATTGAATTTTATCAAATATTATTGGCAGTTATTCCGTTTGAGATTGTTGTAATTGTATTAGCAGGAATTGTATTTTACATTATAGAAGTTTTAAAGGGAGAAAAAAATGTCGAAAACAAAAAAGTTACCA